GAAGCCCAGGCGGCCGCGGCCACCGCCCAGGAACTCCAGGCAGCCTATGCCCTGCGCATGGATGGCCAGGCGTCGTCGGATGGATTGCAATATTCCAATAATGCAACAAGCAAGCCTGCCACCGCCCCGGCGAAGGAGGCCAGCAATGCCGCGACAGTACCCCCTGAGACCGTTGCTGCTGAGCCTGATGTATCAGCTGCTACGGCAGAAGCTGCGCCAGCGCAGTCATCCGCACCGTCCAGTGCCCAGCCTGCCGAACCCGCACCGCAGGTGGATTCAGCAACTCAGCCAGCCGACGCTGCGCCCGAGCCGGCACGCCAGGCAACCGTGAATGAGGCCAGTGCCAAGGACGGGGAGGCCGCGGCGCAGCCGCAGGCCGAGTTGGACGCCGGCACGGCCCCTGATGGACAGCAGACGACCACGGACACGACCCCGAATCTGGACACCCAGCCCCAGTCCGCCGATCCGGGTCAGCAGGCCGAAGTGGATGCAAACGGTACCCGCTACGACCCCGAGACCGGCGAGATCCTCGAGACACCCGATACCCCGAACCAGGACGAGCTGATCGGGACGCCCGGCGAGGGCAAGATCGGGGTGCTCAAGGCCGTGGCCGAGGGGGTCAAGCGGGCCTCCGGGACCCTGGGCAACGCGGTGTTCACCGCCAGGAACCTGCTTCAGGAGTACGTGCGCCAGTCCAGTGGAGGGCAGCAGAAGGACTCCCGGCGCCCTCTGGTCGAGGTCGAGGCCTTCCTGTCCAAGCTGCGCCAGGACCCGTCACTGGCGCAACGCTTCGTCTCCGGAGAGCTGACCGAGCGCCAGCAGGCCCTGGTCGCTCAGTTGACCGAGCGGCTGCCCGGCTTCAGCGAGGCCGTGCGCGAGACCCTGCCCGCGTGGAATCCCGACCGGGCCCAGTACGCTCATGAGGACTACATCGAGTACTTCCGCGACCCCGAGACCGGGGCCCTGGACGAGAACGTGGAGACCGCCATCGCTGGCGCCATGTTCAACTGGCTCGGGGATGAAGCCAGTCACTACACGAACTCCGACAAGGAGATCAACACGATCCTCAACCGCGACTCCAAGGCCGCGGTGACCCGGAAGCAGGGGGAACGCCTGCGCCGTATCGGTACGCGCCAGCCGGTGGTGATCAACGACCTGGGCCAGTGGGCCGCAGAGGCCCTGGGCCTGACCGTGGACAACGGCGTGCCTCAGGACCTGATGCCCAAGCTGGTGGGGGCCCTGGGCGGGCGTGCCCTGGCCGCCTTGGCACAGGGCGGCTATGTGCAGGTCAACACGATTCCCGAGACGGAGATGGCCGCCCTCAAGGGCAACAAGGTCAATCCGCAGTCCGCCAACGCCGGGCACCGCTTCGTGGCCATGGCGCAGGGTGCCCAGGACGCCCCGCGTCGAGAGGCCCGTGACATCGCCGAGGCCCGCCAGGGCACCGAAAGCCTGATGGCCAAGCTGTTCGGGGCCGAGGACAAGGCCAGGCCGCCTTCGCTCAAGCCGGTGCCGTTCAAGAACCGCCGCCCCAAGCGCAGCCTGATGCACGCGCCCAAGACCCTGGTTCGCATCCTGGCCGACGAGAACAAGAAGGCCCACTACGTAGAGACCGACATGTGGAGCCTGTGGTCACAGCTCGACGAGGCCACTCAGCTCAAGGCGGCCGGTGGGAACCCCAAGGACACCGGCAAGATTCACAAGGGCCGGCGTCTGAGCACCCAGGCCAAGAACGAGGGCCTGGTCCGCGAGGCCCGGCAGTTCGCCGACTACGTGGCCACTCTCGAGGCACAGGAACACGGCCTGGCGACGCCCTTCTTCCTGGATCGGGAGATCTGGTCGATGCAGCGTGTGGGGCTGCTCGGCACCATGGTCAATCCCCAGTCGAGCAAGATCCATCGCTACCTGACCAAGATGGGCGGCTGGGAGTCCGAGGTCCAGATGGACAACAGTGATGGTTCCCTGGATCAGTTCTGGCTCACCGTGGGCGAGGCCCTGGGGGTCAAGACCGACAGTCAGACCAACGATGTGTCGATCCAGGAGGCGCAGGACAAGGCGGCAAATCCGGTCATCGAGGCCGGGGTTATTGCAATAATGAAACAACGCAATAATGAAGTATTGCAGGAAGCCGACCGGGCGGCGATCGCCAAGGCCGTGGACAAGGGCGGCGAGGACATGCACTCCCTGGCCGGGCTGATGGCCCTGGCCAAGTGGATCGAGGCCGGTGAAGCCTGGCAGGCCCGCTTCACCCACACCCTGACCCGCGAGATCGACGGCAAGACCAACGGCCCGATCCTCGCCCAGCTGCTGCTGGGGGCCGCGGAGACGCCCGAGGAACTGCATGCGATGGTGGTGCGGGGCGGCTTCTTCACCCAGGGTGACAACGCCGAGCACATCGGCGAGTGGGCCTCGCGGCCCGGGAACCATGACCTTTACCAGAAGGTGACCACCCGGCTGGGCGAGATCGCCTCGCAGGACATCCGCAAGCGTCCGGCCACTCGGGCACACTATGCGGCCATCGGCTACTTCACGGGTTCCTGGGTCGACAAGGACGGCAAGGTGACCGGCGCCGGCCGTAACCTGGTCAAGACCCCGACCACCGCCCTGACCTTTGGTTCGGGCATGAAGTCGGTGCTCGACAGCATGGCCACCGAGATGCTCGACAAGGTCTACACCCGGATCGAGGAAGTCGCGGCACTGGACCCGAGCGATCCCAAGCGCGAGCAGAGGCGCGAGGCCATCATTCGTCACATCAACACCCTGGTAGGTGGCAACTACCTGCGCGAGGACATGACGCTCGAGCAGTTGATGGAACACGAGCTGACCCCGCAAGCGGAGGCCGCGTTCCGCAAGCAATTCAGCGACGGCTTCGGGCAGGCCGTCGATGACACCATGAACGAGGTGTTCAAGCCGTTCATCGAGCGCCGTCAGGTGTTCAACGCCACGGCGAACGCGGCCTTCCACCTGTATGACCTGGCCTACCGGGTCGAACGCCAGAAGCTCAAGTCCGAGCTCAAGGCGCAGGAGCTGTTGCCTTACCGCCACAAGAAGAAGAACTTCGGCAAGGACCAGGAGCTGCAACTGCTCCAGGATCTGACCCCTGACCAAGAGGCCGAGGTACGCGCCCGGGTGGAGAAGATCCTGCCGGTGATGAACTCGGCGTTCTCCAAGCACGACGGCGACCTGGGTGCCGGCCTGGCGCTGGTCAAGCGCAAGAAGCACTACGATGGCTCCCCGACCTACTCCAACCTCACCAAGCTGCCCAAGGGGGCGAAGATCCTGGGCCGCCAGTCGGTGGTCAGCTACGGCAAGCGGCTGCAGGACGAAGCCCCGGGCGTGGCCAGCGTGATCCTGGGGACCCACTCCCTGGACAGCTTCGGCGCGGCGATGTCCTACACGGAACTCCAGGCGCTCAACGTCCACGACGCCCTGGTGGTGGCGATGCTGGAAGCGCAGAAGGCAGGCAAGGCCCTCAATAAGAATATCTTCGACGGGTTGGTCTTCTACTCCCCGGGCCGCGAGATCGGCGAGGCCTATGGCCGCACCCTGGACGCCTTCAACGAGTACGTGGCGGACAACAACCTGATGGCCAACCCGCAGTTCCGCGCGCTGTTCGACGAGAAGGTCGCGGAGATCAACAAGGCCTGGAGCTACAAGAGCCAGCAGGGCCTGGGCATCCTGGGCTTTCTGCGCAACCTCTCGATGATGGAGGCACAGAAGGCGGACAGCGTGAAGCTGCGCTTCATGAAGACCCTGACCGCGGTGAGCCAGTACACCCTGCAGGACGCCCACCACGCCGTCACCGACGCGGACCGGACCCGCATCGATAAGGAACTGGTTCGGGCCACCCAGCCGCTGCCCAAGGATCTCACGGCCAGCGCCGAGGCAATCGCCGCCCAGTACACGACACCGGGCAAGCGTACCCAGTCAGCCCCTGAAGCCGTGGCCGCCGAGGAAGGGCCCACCGTACCGGCCAACGAGACCACTGAGGTACCTGCCGACGAGGAGAACCGGGTCGACGTCAGTACCGAGACCCTGGAGGACACCGGGACTACACCCGGTGCCGACGTGGCGCCGGGCACCGCCGAGGCCATGCTCGCAGAGCTCGAGGCCCATACCTACACCAGCGAGCCGGTGAAGATGGAGTTGCTGGTTCGCGTGGCCCGGCAAGGGGCATCCCCGGCTACCCGGCAGATCCTGGACCGGCTGGCTCAGCATCCCCAGGTGAAAGCCACCGGGGTCTTCCTGCACGGGTTCAGTAACGGCAGCCTGGGCACCCTACAGGGCGCTCAGCCGGCACTGGATCAGGGACAGACCCTGACGCTGAACGTCAAGGCCCTGCGCAAGATCGCCAACGGCCGGCGCAACTTCGCGGGCAACAATGCCGCGGAGACGATCGCCGAGACCATCGTCCACGAGATGATCCATGCCGCCACCCTGGAGGTGCTGCGTTCGGAAGGCCGTGAGGGCCGGCGCCTCAACCGGCGACTGACCGAGATCCAGGGCGACATCCAGGCCTGGATCGACGCCAACCCGAATGCCCATGAGCAGCTTGACGACACCACGCGCCAGGCGCTGCGCAACATGCTCGCCAACCCCCTGGAGGTACCGAGCTATGGCCTGACCGCCAAGCGGGTCCAGGACGTGCTCCGTCGGATTCCCTCACGAAACAGTCAAGGCAGCGTGTGGAGCCGCTTCGTCAAGGCCATCCGTGAAGCACTCAACCTCAAGGGCAGCCGGGTCACGGTACTCGACGACATCCTACAGGCCACCGATGAGGCCCTCAGCGCCAGCCCGGAAAGCACCGTCAACGGAGACGTGACCCTGGCCATCGAAGGCCCTGACGGCCATACCCCCATGGACTTCTCCACGCGGGAGATCTACGCGGCGCTCAAGGCTCAGCAGGAGGCAATGCCGGAGAGCCAGGCCGAGGCCCTGGACAGCCTGCTGGATCAGGTGGAGACACTCCACGGCCCCTTCGGCGCCTTCAAGGACCGGGCCCGCCAGACCGAGGCGGTGAGCGCCGAGGACGCCTTCCTGAAGGCCCTGCAGTCAGGCCAGGCCCCGTTCGTCTCGCTGTCTCGCAACGCCGGCTTCCGGATCAACGATGCCGAGGCCTTCGTGCTCGAGCAGGTGGAAGCGACCCTGCGGGCGTCCCTGGAGCACCCGGGCACCAATGATGTGGCACGGGAAGAGCTCAAGAAGGTCTGGCGGGAAGCGCGTGACCGACTCAAGACGGATGCCACGCTCAGCCAGGACCAGAAGGACTTCCTGTTCCGGCTCGATGCCGCGAAGGGCACCCGGGACGATCACCTGGCGCGGTTCGCTGCCCTGGCGCTCACCCACGCCCCGTTGCGCGAGAAGCTGGACTATGCCTCGCGGGATATCCAGGCCGCACCGGAAGGGCTGGTTCAACGGCTGCAGGAGCTGCTGCGCAAGGTGCTCAACATCCTCCACGGACGCCTGTCCAACACCTTCGACGGCCAGCGGGCCGACGACAAGGTCTGGGCGTTGATGGACCGGCTGGTGGAGATCGAGAGTCGACGGCGTCGGCGCCTGACCGATGACACCGTGACCTGGAAGGATCGGGTCGCCGACACGATTGATGACACGGTGGATGGGGTGCGCGATCGGGTAATCCAGTTTGGCAAGAGCGACTTCGTCGCCCAACGCCGTTACGGGATTGCCCGGGCGGTGCCCAAGATCGCCGCGGTCGTGGCCGCCGAACGCACTGATGAGCTGATGGGCCACATGGAAGCCGTGCGGCGCCGGATGTTCAAGCAGAAGCAGGGGGTGGTCGCCTCATTGGTCAACGAGGCCCGTGGCGCTCACGACAAGGCCACCCGCAAGGCCCATGAGCTGTTGCGTACCCTGGCCAAGAAGAATGAACAGGAGCGTCAGCAGCAGTTCGATACCTACCGCAAGACGGTACTCGAGAGCTTCTCGGACAACGGCAGGAACCTGTCCGCCGAGGACAAGGCCGCGGTAACCCGGATGATCCTGGACACCGACATGGCGGCCCTGCTGGACAGGTATTCCGAGGAGCAGTTGCTGACCCTGGTGGATGACCCCAAGGCCCTGCAACAGGCGATCCAGGAAGCCGAGGCGGAAGTGCTCCAGGTAGGTGGACAATGGGCCGACTACTACCTGGGGGCGGCCCGTGACCTGGCCTGGGCCATGGCCACGGGAGAAGTGACCAGCCAGCATCTGCTGCGCAACGCCCACAACATCGCCGGCATGTACGGCACTCGCTTCCAGTCCCAGATCAGTGAAGCCCAGCAGCAGGCGGCAAAGGCCGTACTCGACCCGTTGATCAGCCTGCAGGCCATGGCCTACACGCCGGATGAGTACCGCAAGCGCACTGCCGAGGTAATGCGACAGGAGACGGCCCGCGGCAAGGCCAGCGGGATCGGCATGGTGCTGGCGCTGCACAGGCGCATGCAGCAGGACGCACGGGAGCACCTGTTCGAGGACTCCGAGGCACTGATGCAGAAGGGCTACCGGGCCCAGATCACCAATCCCTACAAGAGCGTGGAGACGGTACCTCTCTCGGCGGTCGCCGACTTCGAGGCCATGGGCTACACGGCGCTGGACATCCTGCCCCGCGACCCGCATCACCCGTATGGCCCGAAAGAGGAACAGCAAGTGCTGATGGTGATTCACGATGGCGGCCGTAACCGGCGCCTGTCGGGCATCGTGTCCACCACCAATGAGACAGCCCAGGGTACCCTGCTGCACGGCGGCGAGACCTCGCCGGCCTTCGACGGACGCAACCCGATCAACCAGCGACGGAACCAGAAGATCCTGGCGCAGCGGGACGGCTACATCCAGTCCCTGGTTCGGCAGGGCCGCAATCACGATCCCCGTCAGAGCACCTTCCGCAGCCACCTGGCTCCGGTGATCAATCCCAGGGGGGAGGTGGTCAACTACCGCTACCTGATGAAGCACACGACCCGGGACACGGTGCTTGAGCGCAACAACGCCGTCGACGACGTGTTCGGGACGATGGCGGCACAGGCCTTCGACAAGGTGACCAGCAAGGTGCAGAACCGCACGGCCATCGAGGCCCTCAAGGGCCAGTACGACGAGGAATACGCCCAGAACCCGGACGCCTATGTGCGCATTGCCGCGGACAGCCCGGACAAGCAGTACGCCGAGGCCTTCAAGCTGCTGCCCGACGCCGCCAAGCAGGCGGTCCGCGAGCTGTGGGGCGGTCAGGAGCTGTGGGTCCGAGGCGATCTGGTCGACATCTTCTTCGGCTACCAGAAGTACAGCCTGGCGGACAGCTTCAAGAAGGTACCCGAGGAGCGTCGCGCCATCGAGCAGGTGTTCACCTACCTGATGAAGCTGATGTTCGGCAAGAAAGCCTACCTGCGCGCCAGCCAGGGGGGCGCCCTGTGGACGGGACTGGTCAAGGAGGTCAAGGACATCCTGGTCATCAAGAGGGGCGTGACCCTGATCGGCAACGTGATGAGCAACCTCTCGCTACTGATCTGGCACGACGTTCCCATGAAGAATCTGGCGCGGGATCACCGCATCGCCTTCGAAGGACTGCTGCGCTACCGCCGGGACCGCAACGAGCTGGATCAGCTGCGCCTGCAGCTCGATGCCGGTCAGGTCAACGACCGCAATGTCACCGAACAACGCATCCGGGAGCTGGAGCGGGATCTCGAGCAGAACCCCATCGCCTTCATGATCGACGAGGGCATGATGCCCACCATCGTCGAGGACGTGGACATGCACGATGACCCCTACAGCTACAAGTCGCTGCTGCAGGAGAAGACCGAGGCCTACACGGGGAGGCTGCCAAAGGCGGTGCGCACCGCAGGGCGCTACGCCTACATGACCCATGACACCTGGATGTACAAGGCACTCTCCCAGGGGACCCAGTTGAGTGACTTCGTGGCCCGCTATGCCCTGTACCAGCACCTGACCACCCGCAAGCGCCACCGCATGAGCCATGCCGATGCGATCCAGCGGGCCAGCGACATGTTCATCAACTACGACATCCCAACCCATCGCATGGTGCAGTACCTCAACGACATCGGGCTGCTGCTGTTCACCAAGTACTACATCCGCATTCAGCGGGCGATCTTCACCCTGATGCGCGAGCACCCGGGCCGAGGCCTGCTGATGACGACGCTGAACAGCATCATGCCGGGCCTGGATCTGCTCACCGACTCGCAGTTCCTGAACAAGGGCGGGCTGTCGGTGGCCGAGGGCGCCCTTGGCTATCTCGATTCCCTGGGTGAGCTGCCGCTGGTGAAGGCAGCCCTGAGCCCCTTCAACTGAGGACACGACAGAGCAACAAAAATAAGCCCCTCCAATGGAGGGGCTTATTTGCGGCTGTCTGCCGCCTGCTACAGCATAGCCGCAGCGTGTTCAACAAAATAGGCCCTCCGGAGAGGGCCTGGGTCATCAGTCGGAGTTGTTGCGCCAGGTTCGCCACAGGTCGTAGATGGCGAAGGCGATGAAGCACACGAGAAAGCCCACAAAGGCCACCGCCATGGCAATCACGCTCACCACGGCCATGACGATGCCCAGGTAGTAGCTGGCCACCAGCAGGGCGACGGCCAGTACCAGTGTGGCGATGCCGCCCAGGAAGCTTTTCATGGGGCCTCCTTAGTTGAACAGGCTGGCTCCGCGGGAGTGCTTGGCTGGCGCTGAATCCAGCGTGCTCTTGTCGCTGGCCTTGGGCATGTCAAAGGGTGCCTCGTCTTCCTGGACGAAGGCAGCACTGACATCCGCCTTCTCCTTCTCCTTCTCTTCCGGTTCCGAGGTGGAGTCCGTGACCGCCTCGGGCTCGGATGCCGGTTCTACGGTTTCCGCCGCCTTCTCTTCCTTCACGGGTTCGGGCTTGGGTTCTGCCTTCTTCGCCGGCTTGGCTTTGGGCGTCTCTCCGGAAGCCGCATCGTCCAGCAGGGCGGAGAACGGATCGGCCATTTCCACGGTGGCGGTCAGCCCGTCCTTGCCCCGGCCGGCGGTGAAGTTAATCTCGTCGACATCGAAGGTGATGCCTGCCGCGGCAACGAACTTGCGGATGGCGACTTCAATGTGGCGTTGGGTAAGGGTCAGTTGCATGAGGATTTCCTTGGTATCAGGCTACCTGGCGAAGCAGAGGCAGCATACGGGTAAATTCCGGGGTCTTGAGCCCCGCATGGATGGCGGCCACGGCATCGGCCATGTGCTCCGCCTTGACGGCCGAGACCTTGGTCTGGCCCTCGCGGGTGAATGTGGGCCAGGGGGCCTCGGGATGGGTACGCAAGGCCCAGTCGATCATCTGCTGCTTGGTGGCACCCTTGGTGCCGTGGCCAGCGAGCTTGACCTCGGTAGGCGTGAGCTCGATGAAGCCGTGGCCGGCGACCCGCAGGGCGCCCAGCACACCCATGCAGATCCCGTAGGAGGCCATGGCCCGGGCCGACTGGCTGCCGACCGGGGCCTCGACGAAGATCGCCTTGGCTCCGGTTACCTGCAGCAGGGCGCCGGCATAGAGTTCAGCAGCCCGAGCCAGGTCCTTGGAGTTCTGACGGACCTGCTTGCCGCTTGGTACCTCGGGCTTGAGTACGGCCAGATGGTCAATGGTCAGGGTTTCCTGGTTCACGTCGAGCAGGCCCACGGCGATGCCCCAGTTGGACATCGAGGGGTCCATGCCCACGACCTTGACCACACTCATCGAAAAGGGTCCTCGAGGTAATTGGCCCAGAGCAGATCCCGCGTGATCTGTTGGGTATGGGTCAGGTAGAGGTGCGCCAGCACCTCGTCGGCCAGGAACTCCCAGCCCTCGTCATAGGCGAAGGGTGTGTTCAATGCACCACCTCCGGGGTCTCCCCGATCTCCTGCATGAGCAGCTCGACGGCCTGTTCGGCGTACTGCTGGGTCATCTCGGTAAAGACCGAGCCGCACTCGCTCCATCCCTCCGGGGTGTCCGCGAAGACCATGGAAACGGAACACACACCCAGCCCGGCAGGCCGGACGAAGAAGTGCAGCTCGGGGGCATTGTCCTCGTCGTAGGTGTCCTGCTTGACCAGGATCTGGCCGTAGGGCGTGTCATCGAAGAGCTTGGCAAAGGGTTCCATAGAGGCTCCTGGGGCAGGCAAGAGGGGCCCGAAGGCCCCTCGACAGGGTGGGAATCAGGACGCGAACAGGCTCTGGCGCGGCTTGGCGGCGCCGCCACTTGCCTGACCCGTGGCAGCCGGGCGCTGCGGGGCACCGGCCTGGGCACCGCTGCCCTGCTTGGACGTGCGATCGCGGGTCTTGCCCTCGAACTTCTCCTTCCAGGTATGGATGAAGGCCGCTTCCTCGGCATTGGCACGCAGCTCAGCGACGGTGAAGCCGTCCTCGGCACGGAAGATCTTGTCGACCTCGTTCTCCTCGCGGGTTTCCCCGGTCGGCTGGTAGGAGCCGTCATCGGCCTTCTGGCGCTTGTCGACGACCTGCTTCTGCAGACCGACGCCGATCTGCTGGCCCAGCAGGTCCATCAGTACCGGCACCTGGGTCGGCACCTCGGCGCCCGCCTCAGGGGAGTAGACACTGACCACCTTGTCCTCGGTGTCCATGGAGGCCAGGCCCTGGCCCACGGTCAACAGACAGATGGCGTCGGCGTGCAGGAAGCCCGGCAGGTAGCGCTTCTCGCCCTGCTTGTTCTCGTAGTAGTTCTTGTTGCCCTTGGCATCGCCGGAGGTGACCCACAGGGTCTGGCGATACTCGCGGCCATCCTCGTTCTTGAAGTGCAGGTTGAGGCCCAGGGCGCCGCCCTTGGACTTCTGCAGGAAGGCCATGGTGATGGTGGACTTGTAGACGCCGGACTCGAGGACGCCGCCACCACCGACGCTGTCGGTTTCGTTCTGGATGCTGTTGTCGACGGTCAGGCCGGAGAGAAGTGCAGACATGGTGATTTCCTTCTAGGGATTGGGGTTTTGGTATTGCATTATTGCAATATGGCAAGCACTACGCTCAGTCGTAGTACTCATGCAGGCGGTTGAAGACGTGCTGCATGTTGTTGTCGATGTACGTCTCCTTGGTGTCCCACAGGCCCAGTGGACCGCGCAGGCGCTCGTTGACCGTGTCCTTGGTGAGCTTGGTCTGGTAGACGTACTTGAAGCCCAGGGCTTCTTCCTCGGGAGTGATCTCGAGCAGGTCGGAGCCATAGTCCTTGAGAGTCTTCAGCGGGACCTTCTTGCTGGCGATGATGCACGAGAAGTAGCTCTCGACACCGTTGTTCTTGATCGAGCCCTTGATCGGAACCTTGGTCTCCATAATCATCTCGCCCTCGTTGAGGGTGTCGCTGGTATGGGCGATGAACACCACGTTCTTCGAGGACCCGGCCACATGGTGCTGCATGATGCGCTTGAAGTACTGGGCGAAATCCCCCCAGGCCTTCATGGTGTTCGCCGCGCCCACCACGTAGAGCGACTCGTACATGTCCATCAGGTAGGTCAGCGAGTCGATGACGATGGTATGCACGTCGTCCATGCCCTCGGCGGCCTCGAAGGCCTCCTCGATCTGGGCCGGATCGACCACCGTGAACTCCTTGAACTTGCTGCGGAAGGGCAGACGCTTGCCGGCCTCGCAGTTGAGGTACATGACGCCCTCGGGATTCTCGAGCTGCATGAGACTGGCGCTCTTGCCCGTGGCGGACTTGCCACACAGCAGCACCAGATGGTCGTTCACTTGCTGGGTCATGGATCTCTCCTTGGATTTTCATGGAAGGGCGCGGAGCGCCCCTCTTGTTGGTTCAGGGTTGCTTAGTCGGCGTATTCCCACCGGAAGCCTTTATGGGATTTACGAGTTCCATTGCAGACCATGGATATATTCCCTTGAGAATATCCTTGGCGTTGGGCCTCTTTCATAGAAGGGAAGCGCTTTATCAGCGCACCCTCAAGAGAAAGCATGTTGACTGCTCTGCTGCCATGATGATCCCCATTGAACTTACCTAGCATGCTCCTATTAGGGCCCCGTAGGCCCAGAGAATAGGCGTGGAGTGAGTTCTCGCTTTTAGTGGACCATTCGAGGTTTTCCGCTGAATTGTTCAGCTTGTTACCATCGATGTGGTTAACCTCAGGCTTGCCTTCTGGGTTGGCGACCCACGTCTCCGCTACTAAGCGGTGTACAGAGAATGCCTGCAATTTCCCTTTTCTGGTAGGCAGCAAACGGACCCTAAGGTAGCCTGCGTTTGAAAGATCCGGCTTTAACAAGCGAGGCTCATCCCTAGGGTTGCCTGCCCTATCTACATGGGAATAGACGTTGCCGGCTGAGTCGATACCGTACCTCCCTGAAAAAAGGCGCTTATACCTCATACGGTCCCCCGAGTTCCAAGAGCCCTCGCTACAGTCTTACCAATCGATCCGAGGATCTCGGCTTCCTCGAGCTTGTCGGGCAGCTTGTTGTTGAGGGCACTGACCCGATCCAGCACACCGTTGAAGTCGTAGCCGGCGTCGACCAGGGTCATGGCATAGCGGTGCAGCTGGTTGTTGCGGTTGCCGTCCCCGGTGTTGTTGATGAACCAGCGCTCCAGGTTGTCGAGGTTGCGCAGCTTGTCGGTCTCGGCACGCCGCTCCTCGTTCTTGCTAGTCTTGGGGATGAACGGCAGCACGTCGAACAGCACGCCATCGTTGTACTCGTGGTGCCCGCCGTGGCACAGCCACTTCTTGGCCCGGTGACTGCAGGAGTCATCGGTCTCGAAGGGCAGCCAGGAACGCACGTTGTTGTAGAACTCCTTGTAGTCCTTGGCATCGAGCTCCAGGGTGTGGCTCATCGGGAAGACCAGCCGGAAGCGGTGCTCCTGGTTCGTGTGCCGCTTGGTGGTGTAGAGGAAGAACTTGTAGTCGCCGAGCAGCTTCTTGACCGTATCCATGTCGGCCCCGCCGTCCACGTCGATCACCAGCAGGTTGCAGCCGGGGATGGCGTTCTCCTCGCAGCGATGCCCGTCCTTGACGTGATGCGAGGCCCAGTGAAGCCCCTGGCTCTGGGTGAGCTTGTGGAGCTGGTCGAAGGGGGCGTACTCCGGCTGGTAGTGGTACGCCAAGTCATCGGAGTAGCTGAGGATCATGCGGTCAAGCTCGGTCTCCTTGAGGGATTCGCCACGCAGGAACTCGATGCCGTCCTGGAACGACTTCTTGATGACGATGTTGTGCTTGTACCCGTAGGCCATGGCCAGCGTGAGCATGTCGTTGCGCTGGTTCACGGCCTTGGGGTAGAACGGCAGGTCCTCCACCAGATCGGCATGGGTGACATCCTCGCCCACCTCGGCGATGTACTTGGCCAGCTTCTCGTAGGGCTTCTCCCGGTTGAGCAACTGGCTCAGCGCCTCGCCGGACTCCTCCACCAGCTTGATCGCCGCCCGGTAGTGATCCGGGGTGATCGCCGGGGAATCGTCGACGAAGGCGTACACGCCAGCGAGCTTGAGGGCCTTGAAGAAGCGGGCCTCCATCTCGGTGCGCTGGGCCTCCTGATGCTCCTTGAGCGCGGCTGCCCGCTCCTCGCACTCCATCTTGTACTGGTACATCAGCAGGGCCGATTCATCGGGCATGACCAGGGTCTTGCCCACGTTGATGATGTCGGCCAGGGCCATGAAGTGGTCGGAGATGTCGTTCAGCGCCGTGCTGTTGGCGGCCTGCCTGGCCTGATCCAGGGCCTCCTGGGGAGTCAGCTGGGCCTTGCGCCGTGAGGTGCGAACGTAGGCGAACAGGCAGCGCCGGGCATAGCCGGTCTCGAGCATGCTCATCAGCATGGCCTCGTGCTTGTCGCCGTCGAGCACCCGGGATGGCGCCCCGAACAGCAGCATGTTGGTGGGGGTGACGCCCTTGATCTCCTCGTTGCGCACGTTGTCAGTGCCCTGCTTGGTGAGCTTGGACTTCACCTCGCCGTCGTAGAGCTCAAGGAACACGTCGAGCATGTCGGCGTTCTTGGACAAGTGAGACCCCACCTCGTCGATCTGCAGGTTCATGGCGCCGGCATTGGCCATCAGCACCTTGTGGCGCAGCTGCTTCACGGCCGGCTCGGAACCCGAGTCGAAATCGAAGTGATAGGGCCCCTGCTTCTGGAACTCCTTCTCGACCCGCGCCAGCTCCTCGTCGGGATCGCAGGCCTTGCGGATAGCCCGCTTGTTGGCGAGCTTGGGCAGGTTATCCTCGGCGAGGATCGGAAAGGTCTCCTCGAGGAAGCGGTTCTCGAACTGGTCGAGCACCTCCTTCTCGAACAGGGTCACCGCCCGGCCCTTGCCGAAGCCCGAGGGCGCCAGCGCCAGCGCAAAGACGTTGATCGGCACGCTGTTGCCCTCGGGGGTGGCGATCATGGTGCGCATGGACGCCGCGGCCTTGCTCAGGAAGTAGGCAGCCAGCACACGGAAGTAGAGCCGTTCCTGGCTCTGGGTGCGGCGGACGATCTCGTCCACCAGGCGTTCGCTCATCGGGTGATGGGCGAGCCCGTCATACTCAATGCGTTTCATGGGTGTCTCCTAGAGCTGCAGCGAGCCATCAGCGATGAGCTGATCCTTCTGGCTGCACAGGGTGAAGGCAGGGCAGTACTTGCAGGCCATGACCTGGCCAGGCACCTCGATCACGGTGCCCGTGCCTCCGTCCTTGGCCAGGCGGGAGTAGGCCGCCTGCTTGGCGGCGGCCGTGGAGCCGAACTCGCTGGGTCGGAAGTTCTTGGTCGAGCGGGTGAGCTTGTCGGGGTTCTTGTAGTACTTGAACTCCGGGTCACGCCGCCACAGCTCCTTGTCGGAACAGGGTGGCAGGGCCGGCTCGGGCTGGTCCCGGTAATGGGCAATCTCGCGCAGCTTGCGGCGGATGAAGGCCTCGGTCTCGGCAGGCGACATCAGAGGGAAGCGCTTGGCGACGATCGGCTGGGGCGGGTAGCTGGGGTCACGGGCCTTGCCGGCCTGCCAGTCCCAGAACAGGAAGTTGATCTGCATCTCGTCCTGGGTGACCACCTCGGGGTTGAGCCAGCGGTAGATCGAGCCCTGCAGGATGTAGTCGTCGTCCTTGGTGTTGTTGATCCAGGTGAAGGTGGAGGTGTTCTTGAAGTCCTCCAGCCGGCCCTCGGCCACGAAGTCGAACTTGCCCGAGACCGTGACCCCCTCGATCTGGCGGTAGGCCCGCTGCTCCAGGTATACCGGGATATGGTCCTCGGTGACCGTCGCGGGATCGGGATTGACCACCACCCGCTCGATGACCCGCCGAGGATGCCCCAGCGCTGCCAGGGCCTTGTCATACCCGTTGAGCCAGGCCTGCTCGATACCGTCATGGATCGAGTTGCCCAGCCGGCTCTTGACCAGCCCCATGATGTCCTCGAGTGACTGCTCCTGGGGGATGCGTCCGGCAAGGATCAGCTGGCGCGTGGGCTTGAGCAGGGCCGTGGCACTGATGGTGGA